CGCTCGCAACAGTTTGAAGCAGCGAGGATTGATTGAGTACATCCAAGGGGAGAAAAACAAGAAATCGCCCAGCTATCGGATGAACTACTTCTATCCCCAGTATGTAGCCCCGGAAACCGAAAAGGACGGTGAAAGTTATCCGAAAAAATCGGATTACATAGGGGGATATATGGGGGATAACATGGGGTGTAAACCGGGGGTTACAAGGGGGGATACATCGGGGACTTTATATATAAACAATAAAGAAAAATATATACCCAACCAAAAGGATTTCGAAGAAGACGAAGACGACGAGGCCAGACGCGCGCGTGAGGAGGAAATCAAAATCGCCTGGAAGATGTGGTTCGGGCGGGAGGCTACCCCTGGCGTGGTTCGCGATCTGGCATGGCGGGCCGGGATGATGGGATTTGAAATCGGCGTTGTGACAGAGGCGATCCGCATTGCGGCGCAGAAGGACGCTAAATCCCCAACGGATTATGTCGTTAGTCTTCTTTGCGATTGGCAGGAAGAAAAAGTGCGGACAAAAGCGGACGTGGAGAAGTACGTCGTGCTGCGCACGGTGGCAACCAGCAACCGATATAGGCCGTTTATCGACGCAGACGTAAACGATCTTGCCAACTTCCGAAAGCAACGGGAAACGGAGGGAGACCATGCTTGAATTCGATACCAAGAAAACGCCAAAGGCCCGTAAGGAATACAAGTGCGATCTTTGTAACGGTTCTATTGCCATCGGAGAAAGATATGTTCGGCGTTGCGGGAAATTAGACGGAAGCATGTTTGATGATAAGTATCATACGAGTTGCGATGGGGTCATTGATGCTTATTGTCAGGACAACGACACATACGAGTACGACGAATGGGACATCCAAGATTGGATTGTAGGCTGTCTGTGCTACGATCTGTGTACCGAGGCAGAGTATGCCGCCTGTGACCAGAGTTATTTCCGATGCCACAAAGTGCTATGCAAGCTGGGCATAGAGAAGGAGGAGGGCCAACACCATGAAGATTGAGGCTTTGAAGCCGAACATTGTTCGTATCGCTATTCACCAGGAAAAGAGCGATCCCCATTATGGCAGCTGCCTTTGGGGCTATTACGATTTTGACCTTGACCGCTATATGCTGAACATCCAGAGCGATTGCGGGAATGCGGCCTATCGCTGGTGTGAAACGCCAGACAGCGAGAGCTTTTTGCACCTGATGGCGCGAATTGACGACGATTACCTGATTAACAAGCTATTCAAGGCCGAGGAAGTGGACGTTTCTTCCACGATTGCTGAAGTAAGGGAACTCCTGGGCATAGGCAATGACGAGGAATGCCAAGACGACAGCCTGACGGACGAGGAGCGAGAAGAACGGGAAAAAGCGCTGGATGAACTGAATGTGATGCTTGACTACGTTTCGGGAAACTATGGAGCTGTTCAAACAACGCTGGTGGCTTGGGACGATGCCCACGATTTTGACCTTGATTGCATCTATGAGTGCATCGTGATGGATTTCACAGCACAGCAGAAGCGGATTGTTGAGATTTTCAGGGACTATGTGAAGCCGAAAATCAGGGAGATCATCAAAGAGGAGGCAAACCATGGGCAGAATCGTTGAGTACGAAGTGTACCATATCGAAAAAAGGCTGAAACTGGACGTAGAGGATATTCTCAAACAGGAGGAGAGAAAACGCTTGCAGAATGAGCGGGAAGTCCATCCTCCCCTGACAGAACATGAACGGCGGTTCCTTGAACATTTGGAGAAATGCCCGGTCTGTGGAAAAACACCGCATTTGCTTAAAATCAGTTCCGGCGAATACGGCAACAGCTACAAGATGGACTGCGATATATCGTGTGCCGTCAAAGGACACGGCTTTGAATGCGGAGACTGGTTCCGCATGCTGGCAAGGGCGGGAAAGGATTGGAACGACAGGGTGAGGCGGGACAAGTTGGACGAGGATGGGCGTGAACTGTATGATTCTCTGTCGAAGTATCGAAAGGTGCTGACTCGCCAGCAGCTACGCACGCTGAAAGGACAAATATTTGCTGGAGATACCGAGGGCGCGAGGCGCGGGATAGAAAGGATGACGAAAGCGAAGTGAAAAGAACGCCAGAAGAATACATAGATTGCGGCTTTTATGAGGGGAGCGACATTGAGGGCATAGAATCCTACAAGCAGAAAGTCGTGAAGTGCAGAAAACCCCATGAATGCTCCGCTTGCCAAAGAGCGATCCAGAAAGGCGATTTTGCTCTGCGTGAAACTGGATTTATGGATGGTGTGCCAATGTCTAATTACGTCTGCATCCCATGCCTTGATGAATGGCTTGATGAAATTGAACCGCTGGAGGAGGACGAAGATAACAGCAATCCTTATTGCCAGTGCGGTGCGAAGATGGACAAAAACGGAGGGACAAAGGTTGACTAAAGAATATTGCGATATTTGTGAGGCAGATATAGAGGGCTTCGATTTCAAGGATTATTTTGGCGGGAGGGAATACAGACTTGTTGAACGGCGGACGTGCGATAAGTGGGATGACGTGAGGACATTAACCCTTTGCCGGACGTGTGCTGAGCGGATGAACTATTACATGCGCAACAAGCATGTACTGTCGGACCGCATAGCGTCGTTGTCGCTTAAAAATCGTATTCGTATCCTATTTCGCCGTCCGTTGAAGGACGAACATTACATCGACGAACAGAGGCGAGTTCACGGGAGGTGGCTCCCCTATACCGTACAGAGCGGGCCGACTGCATACTGAACGGCATATAGATGTTCGCGCTGCGGACGAACAGAAGAAGATAATGGTGAGCCTTATTGCCATTGCGGCGCTAAGATGGACGCAAAAGAAGATGATTTCGACGAGGCAGATTATTGAGAAAAACAAAGGAGAACAGCATGAAAAGATTGACAACGGATAATCCGCAGAACAACATCGAAACCATGATGAACATGGTGTACGGCAAGGATGGCTGGCAGTACATCCGGCATGGCGAGAATGGAATGCTTACGACGGACTTTTGCCTGATGCTCTGTAAATATCAGGGTTGCGAGAACACGGATATTTATTCGCTGACAAGCAATGAAGGCAAGGACGAGATGCTTTGCGACTGCGTGTTTGAGGAATGCCCCATTGCAACAGTATACGCCGCGCTGTGCGGATACGGCCATGTACGCGACCGCCTCAAAATGTATGAGGATGCAGGTATTGCACCTCCGGGGTGTTCGCTGGACGACAATGTGATAGGGGAAAATGAGAAATGCAAAGCGATACAGGCAGACGAGCAATGACCCTGGGCAGCCTGTTTGACGGGAGTGGCGGCTTTCCCCTGGCGGGCGCGCTGCATGGGATTGAGCCGCTGTGGGCCTCCGAGGTGGAGCCCTATCCCATCGCCGTGACGAAAACACATTTTCCGGCCATGAAACACCTGGGAAGCGTGACAGATATTCACGGTTTTGAAATCCCGCCTGTGGACGTTATCACCTTCGGCAGCCCTTGTCAGGATATGAGCGTGGCGGGCAAGCGAAAAGGCATGCAGCACACGGCAAAAGGAAACGAGGATACCACCCGAAGCGGCCTGTTTTACGAAGCCATCCGAATCATACGGGAAATGAGGGAAGCCACCGATGGAAACCATCCAACTTTCGCTGTTTGGGAGAACGTTCCAGGAGCCTTTTCCAGCAACCGAGGCGACGACTTCCGCTGCGTCCTCGAAGAACTTGCACGGGTCAGGGATGAAAGCATATCTATTCCTCGACCTGCGAGCGGAAAGTGGAATAACGCCGGAGAGATCGTGGGAGACGGTTTCAGCATCGCATGGCGGGTGCTTGACGCCCAATATTGGGGAGTGCCCCAGCGTCGTCGTCGCATCTACCTTGTGGCAGATTTTGCAGGAAAATGCGCCGGAGAAATACTATTTGAGCGCGACAGCCTGCCAGGGTATCCTGCGGCGGGCGGAGCGGCGCGGGAAGGAGCTGCCGTCGATGCTGAAAGAGGCGCTGGAGGAAGCGGTCAGCCTGGGTGCATGAACCCATGGGACCCGCAAACCGAGCGGATTCACAGCCCGGACGCGCCGTTCCCGGCGCTGAACGCGAATTCGGGCGGCGGGCAGAATCGCCAGGGCGTGTGCTACGCCCTGCAGGGCAATGGCATTGACCGGGCAGACACGGCGAGGTGCAATGGCTGCGGCTGGCGCACCGGCCAGATGTACACGCTGAACACCATCGACCGCCCTGCTGTGGCGTTCATGGCGGGCCAGGGAGCGAAGGCGCGAAGCATCGCCGCGGTGGAGGATGGTTCACCCACGCTGAAAGCAACGTCCTCCGGGATAAACCAGGTTCCCAGCGTGGTGTATCCTGCGGTTCATCCAACCCTGACGGCAAAGAACGCCGCGAACGCGGAAAGCGCGCAGCGTTATAACGGTGTGGTGTATCCTGCCACGGCCCGCTGTTATGCGGCCACGCGATTCGCGGAATACAAGGTAGCTCTGCCGATGCTGCGTACTTCAGGCGGGGATTTTGGCGGCGGCTCCGAAGGAATTGTGGTCTATCCCGCGGTAGCACGTTGCCTGACAGCAGAGGCAGATGCCAGCCCGTGCCTGGATCGCGGCCAGAACGTCGTGGCGCTGGACTGCCGCAATCTGTGCGCAAACAACGTCAGCGCAACATTGCAGGCCAAATCGAATGGCGGCTACAGTCTGAACTACCAAAATCCCGTGGTCTACGACACACGCGGAAATGGCGATGGAACAAACGCGCCGACTTTGACTGGCGACCATGAAAACCGCGTCACCGATTATACCAGCGTTGTCTGTGTGGCGACCGCGCAGACCAATGCTGAAATCATGGCGGACACGTCTCCTGCGCTGCTTGCAGGGCATGAACGCCCCATTGTTACCTGCGATTCCAAACCTTCCCGGCGCTACATCGTCCGCCGCCTGATCCCGACCGAATGCACGCGGCTGCAAGGTTTCCCGGACTGCTGGGGTATCCTGAAACCCAAGGATACCATGACGATGGAAGAAGCGGCGTTTTGGGAGAATGTGCGGAAGACACACGCAGCCATCAACGGCAGGGCATACCGCCCCTGCAAGGGCATTGATGACCTGGTGAAATGGTATAACAAGCTGCACACCGATTCTGCCGAGTACAAGATGTGGGGCAATGGATTAGCCCTTCCCTGCGCGGTGTTTGTGATGGGAGGAATCGCGGAACAACTGCAAGGGAGATGAAACACGAAATCGCTCGCGCATTTGGAGGGATGTATCATGCAGGACGATCGGGAAACTATGCAGGGAAGCAAGCAAAACGGGAAGCAAAAGCCCGTTGTCGTGCGAAATCGGGATATTCCCTTGCTGGCAGATGTGGTATACATCATGCAGGACATTTGCGCGATTGAGCGGCATCGAGAATGGCAGAAAGAACGCATGTACAATATCACGCAGCACCTATCGGGTATGCCGGGGCAAAAGGGCATGGCAAACGGGCTGGACGCAGCTTTCGCGCTGCTTTCCGAGATTGAGGAGGAGCACGAGGAAAAGTGCAAGGAGTATGTGAGGCAGCTAAAGCAGGCACAGGACATCCTGAACGGCATAGAAAGCCGAAGCATGCGTTCCTTTGTCACGATGAAGTATATCATGGACGTGCCGGATGTTGAAATCAGAGAGGAACTGAACATGACCAAGTGGTCTTTCAACAGGGCAAAACAGAGCATTGAGCAAGCGGATTGCATGGCGAGCGTGGTATGGCATGAACGATTTATTTTGCGAAAACAGGAGAAAATTTGCAAAAACAGTTGAAACGGCAAGCCAAATGTGCTATTATGCTATCATCGGGAGAAATGGATAGAGAGCGGCTACGCATAGCGGGCCGCTCATTTTCGTAGAGATGGAGGTGAGAGAATGGGGAGAGGATTATACATCGACCTTAGCCATCTGACGGAAACCATTGGCACCATGAAGCATGCTATGTCAACGACGGCCTTTGAAGAAATGATGCGCCGCACCTTCAACGACGCGGGTAAGAAAGTCAAGACCATCGTCAAGAAGGAGGCACAAAAGCAGTACCAAGTGAAGCAGGATTGGGTGGCTGACCATATTGGCTGGCCCAAACCGCAAGGTGCTGGACATATTGGCGTGGTGATACCCATCAAGGGCACACGTGGCAGTATTGGTGGAACCTTTGCGTTGAAGAATCCTCCTGGTCGGCCTGCCAGGGGAAAGCGAAGGAAGATCAACGCGAAGATTGTAAAGGGACAAACGACCACCCTTCCGCAAACAATGGATCACCAGGGCGGTCAGCCGCCATTCGTTGCGAAAGGTGTTGTATTCACCAGAAAATATAAAGGCAAACCAAAGCCTATTGTTCATGTGGTGGGCCTGGGTGTGCCGCAGATGCCCATCAACCGCAGCGAGGAGGGCGTACAACGCGAAATCGAAGCCGTCATTGAGAAGCGGCTGAATCACCATTTCCAGAGATTGTTTGGTAAGTAGCATGGACATGACAAAGAACGAACTGGCGGGATTAACAGGCTTGACCTACCGCCAGATTTTTAATATCAACAAAAAGTTGGTCGTGGAAGACCCGGATAAAGCGCTGTTTGTGAAAGGCGAGGACGCAAAGAAATGCGACCTCGCTATTTTTGTGCAACGATGGGCGCAATACTGCGTGGAGCGGGATTCCGTGGACATGGAAGACCTGGACGCGGTGAAAGCCAAGCACGAAAGCGTGAAAATGCGCAAGACACAGCTGGAAGTGCAGCGCATGGAGGGCGAACTGGTCAGCGTGCAGGATGTGCGCAGGCTGTGGGGTGATATTGCCAACACCATCATGCAGGGAATGCTTCATCTGCCGAGCACGCTTGCGCCCATGGTGCGCGGCATGGAAAACATCGAAGTGATCCGCAGCGTGATTGATACGGAAATTCGCAAAACGCTGGAAATCCTCTCAAATACGCCCTTACCCACCTACATCCTGCTGGAAGATTGCGAAGATGACGAGGAGGCATAACCCGTGAGCATGGGAGAGAAAAGGTTGATTGCAGAGCTTGCAAAATATACCTATGCCATGCTCAAACCTCCAAAGCTCCTGAGCGTCAGCGATTGGGCAGACCAGAACCGTATCCTTGTGTCGGAGAGCAGCAGCGAACCCGGCAGATGGCGCACGGATCGCGCACCTTATCAGCGCGAAATCATGGATGCCTTTACACAGCCGGGGGTCTGGCAGATCGTCATTATGGCAAGTGCCCAGGTCGGCAAGACGGAGCTGGAACTCAATATGATGGGACGCGCCATTGATATTGACCCAGGACCGATGCTCTTTGTGCAGCCAACGGACGCTTTCGCGGAGGATTTCTCCAAGCGCCGCGTTGCGCCCATGATTCGCGCTTGCCCCGCTTTGCAACAAAAGGTCTACGAAGTCAAAAGCCGTGATGCGGGAAATACCATCAACATGAAGACCTTTCCGGGCGGCAGCGTTGCCTTTACGGGCGCGAACTCCCCCACAGAGCTTGCCGGACGACCTGTGCGTTATGTATTTGCGGATGAGATTGACCGTTTCCCGCCGTCTGCGGGAACGGAAGGTAATCCGCTGGAGCTTGCAGAGCGCCGAACGGAAACCTTCCGCGATAATCGCAAATTCGTAAAGACGAGTACACCAACGGTCAAAGGGGCGAGCAATATTGAAAAGGCATATATGAACGGCACACAGGAGGAGTGGCACACCGAATGCCCGCATTGCAAAACGTTTAGCTACATCCGATTTGAAAATATCAAATTCGACAAAGAGGAGTACAAGGACGAGAATGGCGAGCGAAATTATCATGTGCGCAACGTACGCTGGCGCTGCCCGATTTGCCAGGCGGAAACCCGAGAATACGACACCAAGCGCTGTGCCGCCAAATGGGTACAGAAAAACCCGCAAGCCATTGAAACGGGTATACGCTCCTTCCGACTGAACGCTTTTATGTCACCATGGAGCGATTGGACGGATATATGCAGGAAATTCCTTCTGGCACATGACGACCCCGAGCGTTTGAAGGTGTTTGTCAATACCATGCTGGGCGAAACATGGGAGGCACGCGACCAAAGCGTCGCTCCAGAAACCTTGCTTGCGCGACGGGAAATCTACAATGCAGAGGTGCCAACCGGCGTACTGGTATTAACCATGGGAATTGATACGCAGGACAACCGTTTGGAATATGAGGTCGTTGGATGGGGACGCGACGAAGAAAGCTGGGGGATTGAAAAGGGCATTATCCCGGGGCGTGCGGATTCGCCGGAGGTATGGGATGAGGTTGACGGGCTGCTCGACCGCGAATGGAAATTGTCCAATGGGATGAAGCTGCGCATTTTGACTACCTTCATCGACAGCGGCGGACACTTCACACAAGATGTATATCGCGAGTGCGACAGACGCGCCCGCCGGCGAATCTATGCCATCAAGGGCAAAGGCGGAGAAGGAGAGCCTTATGTCCGTGTCATGAACAAGGGCAACGGGAGAAGCCATGGGACGCGCTATATCGTCGGTGTTGACAGCGGCAAGGAATCCATTATGTATGCTACCTCTATAGCCGAACCGGGGCCACGATATATGCACTACCCAAGGGATTACACCCGTGGATACGATATTGAATACTTCCGGGGGTTAATATCCGAAAAGATGGTAACGCACCGTCGCATGGGACAAAGCGTAATCACATGGGAAAAGACCTATGATCGCAATGAACCGCTGGACTTACGCAACTACGCCCGCGCCGCTTACAAAGAGATCAAAGCGAGATTGGACTTCGACAAAATGGAGAAGATTCTTAGCGGCGAGTACGAGCCGGAAATCATCACAAAGCAGCAAGCGGAGAAACGAAAGCGGAACCGCGTGTTGAGCAGAGGAGTACAAGTGTAGAGGAGCGTGAAGCATGTCATACATATCGCCTTATACGCTGGAGGAGGCAAGGGAGCTGCTGGCCGCCTACAAAGAAGCAGAAAAATGCCTGGTGAACGGTCAGGCACAAAGCTATCGCGTCGGGACGCGGGAGTTTACCGCGCTTGACCTGGAAATCATCCAGCGGAGAATCCGTGAGCTGTCCAAGACCATTGCAGCACTTACTGGCAACGCGAGGACGAAACGTGCGGTGATGGTCATTCCGCGTGACCTGTAAGGAGGCGGAGCATGGAAAAAGAATTGGCTACCATAAAATCGGCTGTCCAAGAATTGGCCGGCATGGAGAACCCTGAAAAACGAGCGCCCATCATAGAGATGTCTGAAGAACAATCGTCTATCATGGAGAACCCTGAAAAGCGTGCAGCTGTCACGGGAAAACCAAGGCGCGCAGGTGGCCCACGCATGAGCTATGGCAACCATGGTGCAAGCCAGACTTTGAACAGCATGATTGGCTGGTCGGTGGGAGGCGGCGCGGCAGAGGACGACATTGACGAGCATGGAAGCACCCTGCGAAAACGCGCCCGTGACCTGTTCGCGGGTGGCGGACTTGCCAGGAGCGGGCCAATGACCCTGAAAACAAGCGTCGTGGGATGGGGCATTCATCCCAAACCCCAGATTGACGGCGAACTTCTGGGCATGGGCGACCAGGAACGGGAGGAAATGGAGCGGAACATTCTGCGTGAATGGAAGCTGTGGGCGGAGAACGTTTTTTGTGATGCTGAACGGCAGCAAAATTTCTACGGCCTGCAAGAGCTTGCATTTCTGTCCATGCTGATGAGCGGCGACGTGTTCGCACTATTCGGCATGAAGCCCAATCCGCGCACGCCCTATCAGCTTACGGTTCGCCTGCTTGAAGCAGACAGAATCTGCACCCCGGATTCCAGCGGCGACAGCGAAATCAAGGAAACCGACAGCGGCGGGCGCATTGTTGACGGCGTGGAGTTGGACAAAGAAGGAACCGTGGTTCGCTACCATGTAGCCAGCCGTCATCCGCTTGCCGGAAACAACAATGCGGAATTGACCTGGACGGCCATTGACGCTTTCGGTAAGGACACGGGAGCGCCCAATATCCTGCATATCATGACCCATGAAAGGCCGGAACAGCGGCGCGGCGTACCATTTGTGGCAGCGGAAATCGAGCTGCTGAAACAGTTTGACCGCTATCTGAAAAGCGAACTGACGGCCAATCTGGTGTCGAGCATGTTCAGCGTCTTCCTGAAAAGTACAGAAGACGATGCCACTCCAGGACTGGAAGAAGCGGTGAGTGAGGACGACCGGGTATCCAGCGACGATTATCATTACGACCTGGGGCCTGGCGTTGTGCTTGATCTTCCCCCAGGCAAGGAGCCATGCACGGTCAATCCGACCCGCAACAACAGCAGCTTTGACAAGTACGTGGACACGATGGAAACTGTGGTTGGCAGCTCCATGGAAATCCCCAAAGAAGTGCTGATGAAGAAGTACGAGAGAAACTACACCGGCTCACGAAGTGCGCTCCTGGACTTCTGGCGCTTTGTACGCGTTTGCAGAACGCGTTTCAACACTTCGTTCAACCAACCCATCTATGAGGCATGGCTTTCCGAGGCCGTGGCAACCGGGCGCATTGATGCACCCGGTTTTTTTGATGATCCTGCGATTCGTCAGGCCTGGTGCGGGTGCGCCTGGATGGGCGCAAGCATGGGGCACGTTGACCCGCTGAAAGAAGTCACCGCCGCTGCCACCCGTATTGCCAACAACATCACGACCCAGGAGCAGGAGGCCAGCGAATACAACGGCAACGACTGGGCCGCAAATGTACGCCAACGAAAGCGGGAGGTCAGCGCCACGAAGGAGCTGATGGCTGCTATTGTCGCGCAGGCTGGGGACGCGCCGCCGATGGATGAAGAAGACGAAGACGACGAGGAAAAGGAGGACGAGTAAATGCCAAGAGATTTCTTTCGGCTTGCCTACACGGCGCGCATGAGCGCCGAGGACAAGGAAACGGGCGAGCTGATGCTTTACGGCGAGATTGTGCATAACATGGGCAAATACCAAAAGGAGAATTACCCGGAAGATAAGTGCGCGATTGACTTTGACAGGGATGTAAAAGCCCTCAAAGAGAAGGGAACAAAAAATCTTCTTCTTCGGATCAATAGCCCGGGCGGCTTTGTCAATGAGGCCGTTGCCATGCGCTCCATTCTGATGAGTGCAAACTTTGAGCGTATCGACGTTCGCATTGAGGGCGTGTGCGCAAGCGCCGCGACCTTGCTTGCCTGCATTCCCGCTGCCAAAGTGACGATTGCGCCTGGAAGCGAGTACATGATCCATAACCCCTACAACGCTGTCGTTGGGACTGCCGCCACGATGGAAAAAGCAGCAGAGCATCTCCACCAGCTTGAAGACGTATGCAGGGGCTTTTATGCTGGCAAATCGGGCCAGGAGGAAGATCAAATCAGGGAATGGATGGACGCAGAAAAGTGGTTCACCGCCGAAGATGCGGTTAAGTACGGCTTTGCTGACGAGGTGGCACAGGACGGTGAATCACAGGCTGTTGCCTGCGTGACAAGCCGTGAAATGGCCGTCATGCGCGAGCTGTACAAGGCTGTGCCGGAGATTGCCATCCGTGACACCACTTCTCCCGAAGGGGAGAATCAAGACACCAGTCACGACACCGCGCTGGACGTGGTGCCGACTGAAAATACACATCATGAGGAGGACGAAGACACGATGGACTACAAGGGACTGACTGTGGATCAGCTTCGTGCGGAAAACCCGGACTTGGTGAAAAGCATTCAGCAGGAAGCCATGGCCGCCGAACGCCAGCGCTGCGAAGACATTGACGCGCTGACGATGCCCGGGTATGAGGAGATGGCCGCCAAGGCCAAGGCAGACGGCACAAGCGCTATGGACTTCCAGAGGCAGGTTGTGCAGGCCCGGAAGCAGAAGGGCGCGGACTATCTGAAAGAGCGCATGCAGGAAACCGGGCCTGCCGCCAATGTGAAGGGCGGCGATCCTGGCATGAGCGACGAGCTGATGAAAGAACGAGAGCTGCATGCCTACATCGAGGAAATGAAGGGCTACGCTGCCGAGGCCAGGGCGAGCAGCGAGGGCATGTTCTAAGAGGGAGGATGAAAAAACATGTACGCAACCATTGGCAAGTGGGAGCCGGAATATCTGCTCTCCGACCCGCAGGGCGCATCGGTCATTGCCATCCCCTGCACCCCTGGCAACGGTACGCTGAACCGGGGCCAGATCATGAAGCGTGACGCAAACGGCATGTATTCCCCTGCTGCCGCTGCGGACATCGTGAACACGAACTATCTTGTCGTCCTGGACGAGGTGGTTGATACTGCCGCCGATGCCAAGATCGCCGCTGATGCCCGTGCCTACCGTGCGGGCCGCATGATTGAAAGCAAGCTGATTCTGGCCTCTGGCGACACGCTGACGGCGGCACACAAGCTGGTGCTTCGCCAGCAGGGCATTCTGACCGACCTCCTGATGGAGGACGCGCCCGAGTTTAATAACAGCACGGCAGAGTAAGGAGGAGATGAAGGAACATGGCACTTGACATTTACAGCGTGTACGCGCAACTTGCTGCCATCGAACAGATGCCTCGGGAGCATACGCTCTTGTGGGATTTGTTCGCCAACGAGGAGGCTAACGTCGAAGAAGACAAGGCTTTCTATGACTACAAGAAGGGCATTGTCCAGATGGCCCCCATCGTCCATGAGAACACGGGTGGCGTGTTGATGCGCCGTGGCGGATATGAAACCAACATGATCGACTTCTGCAACATTGCCCCGGAGCGGCTGATTCAGGCAAGTGACATCAAGGTTCGCTTCTTCGGTGAGAAGGTGTTTGGTGGCATGTCCCCCGAACAGCGTGAGAAGAAGATGCTTGCCCAGGATCAGGTGGAGATGCGTAAAGCAATCCAGAACCGCCGTGAATGGATGGTACGGCAAATCATCCTTACGGGCAAGCTGGAAATCTTCAAGTATACCAACGAAGGGCGGGACAAAGAAGCCACCATGCAAGCTGACTTTGGCTTCACCCAGTTCTACATCCCGGAAACGAAGTGGAACCAGCCCGGTGCGAAGATTGAGTACGACATGAAGCGCATCAACGATCTGGTGGTCAATGAGGGTCTGGGCTGGGTTGATATCATCCTGATGGCCCCCGATGTGGCCGAGGCGATGTATGCCAACAGCGACTATCTGAACCAGCACAACATCCTGCGCCTGGACACCGGCACACTGGAAAGCACCTACAAGGGCCCCGGTTTGCGCTTCCTGGGCCGGAATGCCGATGGTATTGACATGTACTCCTTCAGTGGCAAATTCCTGGACGACGATAATACGATGAAAGACCATGTACCCAGCGGCCATCTGATTGCTGGCAAGCGCGGTATGATCAAATGCGCACATGGCCCCGTCCTCCAGGTTGAAAGCACCGATGCTAACGCGAAGCACAAGGCGTATGTCAAGCGCGAAGTGCCGCTGCGCCACGCGAGCATTGACGGTAATTCGATCAAGAACCGCATTACCTCTCGTCCCGCCATGATGCCCTACAACGTGGACGGCTGGTGCGTCGCCAAAGTGCTGTAAGGAGGGAGTGCAGTATGTATGTTGCGCTGAAACACATTGGCGGGAAGTATACGCCCGGTGAAATCTTTCCTGACAATCTTCCCACGGATGAGGTGAAGTGGCTACTGGAAGCAGGCGCAATCCGCGAGGTTGCGCCTGCTTTATCTATGCCGGAAACGCCGAAGGAGACGGGAACGCCGGAGAAGACCGAATCCGATTCGGAGGAATCCGCTTCGGAAACCGCACCCGAGGGCGAAACCGAGGCGGGCGAGGAAATGGTCGAAGAAGTGGCCGAGGAAGCGGAAGCGCTGGAAATTGACATCACCGAGGGGCTGGTGCCCGGTGATACGGAAGCAGCCAAGCCTGCCGCCAAGAAGACCAGCAGAAGGGGAAGGACCAAATGAAAGTGCAGGATATCAAAACTGCCGTCATCCATGAAGTGAACGACAGCTACGGCGCACGACTGATTGAGCAGGGAAAAGCTGTGCCGTGCCCTGCCGCTCCTGCTGCTGCATCCGCCAAGGGAAAGCGCCGGCAGGAGGCGAACGATGTCGCTAAAGGACAGGATTGACGCTGATCGCCGCCGCGTGTTTATGAACATGGGGCATTTTGCGGAAACGCACACGTGGAACGGACATCCGTTTACCTGTGTTACAGACGAAGAAACGGCCCTCAAACGGAAGAATAATAATGTCAATGACATTTCCTGGGACAACAACACCATGGAAACCATGGTCTATGTGCCGGTGGAGGATTGGCCGGGAAGAAGGGTTCCCAATGAGCATGGCTTTTTCGACCACCGACACATGAAGATTCTTCAGATTCAAGAGGATATGGGGATGCTGACGATTGTCCTGATGACCGTTTCGCCAAAGGCGGTGGCTGAATGAGAACCAAGGAACGGCTTGAAAAACTCCAGGCGTGGACGTATGAAACCGTTTGCCGTGGGCGCATGATGAAAACGCCTGCGTCGAACATGGACATACGCGAGGTGAAACGGCAGGAGCCACAGGTATTCCTTGCCTATTCACCAACACGCCCGGACAAATCAGAATATACGGGTGAAATCGACCCGTTGAATGTGTGCCCTGGCATCATCATTGCCCCCAACGCTGGATACGTCAAGAACATGGAAGAACAGCGCTTTGACCGCTACAACAACGTCCACCGCCCTAAAAGCATGGGACAGAGTTTAAGCGCCATGGCGCTGTTTTTCGTGTACGAAGACGGCGTACGCCAGCCTGGATTCGTGGAAAGCGCAAAGCGTGGCCCTTACGACATGTCCCTGATCGCCGAGGGAACCAAGGAGGGCCTGTTTACATTGACCAATTGGATGGATGACTTCAAGGACGCGCTTCTGGCGAAGAAAAACATCCCACACACAGACCTTGTACTCAACGAAGCCGAAATGCAGTATGGACTATATTCTGACCAAAAGTTCGTCGCGGACAGACGGCCCGTCTATATCGGCATCGTCACCGTGACGTTCCAATGCTTCGCCGACGAGTACAACGGCGAGATCAATCAATTGCTAAGATAGGAGGAAAACCCATGAGCGAGTATCTGCATGGCGCATATGGAGACACGCAGGCAGAAGGCTATCGCGTAGCGGCGACGGGCGAAAGCGCGATTGTCTGCGTAGGAACTGCGCCGGTACACACCGTGGAGGGCGGCGCAAAGAATGTGAATGTGCCGAAGCTGGTCAGCAATATCGCGGAGGCCAAAAAGTATTTTGGCTACAGCGACGATTGGGCTGACTACACCCTTTGCGAAGTGATGCACCACTTTTTTGAGACGAAAGCGGTCGGGCCGCTGGTGCTGATTAACGTGCTTGATCCTGCTGTCCACAAGTCGGAGACGACTGGCACCAAGAGCCTTGTCCCCACGAATAACCGCATGGTTATCACGGGCGCGGACAAGATTATTCTGGACAGCGTGAAGGTCGGGACGAAGGTCAAGGGCACGGACTACACCGTGTCCTACAACAGCGCGAAGAAAGCCATCACGATTTCCGGCATTGCCAGCGGCAGCCTGGGTACCGAGGCGCTGGAAATCACCTATGAGAGCGTTGACCCTTCTGCCGTGGACAATGCGGCGGTTATTGGCAGCAGCGACGGTATGGGTACCAACACCGGCCTGTTTGCCATCAAGAACATCAACCAGCTTACGGGCGTTATCCCCGCCTATCTGATTGCCCCTGGCTTCTCTGCGGCACCGGAGATTCACGCGGCCATGGCGCAGAATTCCCGGAAGGTCAACGGCCATTGGGATATGTGGATGTTCGCCGATCTCCCCATCATGAACGGGGAGACGGCTATGAACATGGATAACGTGGTGGCATGGAAGAATGCCAACGGCTACAGCCACGAGAATGAAACCGTGTACTTCCCGATGGTGGACGGTGCGGACGGGAAGAAATACCACCTTTCCGTGCTTGCGGCGGCAAACTTCATGGAGCTGCTGGCGAATAACAATGGCATCCCGTATCATAGCGCGAGCAATACGGAGTGTGGCATCATCAAGAGCCTGTACCTGGGCGAGGCCAATGTTGGCAAGCTATACGATGATGAGATCATCAATGAGAAGCTGAACAAGAATGGCATTGCCAGCGCGGCATACGTTGGTGGGCGCTGGGTGATCTGGGGCGCTCATGCCGCGGACTACAACCAGGAAGACGCGGATACGGTGAATGTTGCGGAGACCAACCGTATGATGCTCTACTATTTGAGCAACGACTTCCAGATGCGCCGCCCGCGCAATGTGGATCAGCCCCTGACCCAGAACGATATTGCCAGCATCGTTGCAGAGGAGCAGGCGCGGCTTGATGGCTTGGTTGCCTCCGGGACGCTGCTTTTCGGAAAAGCCGCCATTTCTACGGAGGCCATCGAAAACAGCGACGTTATGAGTGGTGATTACCTCTTTGAGTTCCGCGTGACCACCGTACCGCTGGCTAAGAGCCTCAAGGCCATTGTCACCTGGGTGGATGATGGTTTCGCGACGTACTACGTTAGCGACAGCGATGCCGCGTAAGGAGGGATGAAGGATGAAGTGCATCAAGATCAATGTCACCGATCACCTCCTGAAAGACAACGGCAGGGAGTGCGAGGACATTACCAAGGTTGACCTGCCGACCTTTGAGCATCCGACGACCAGCGTCAATACCTCCGGCATGACGATGGCGTTGGATATTCCTGACATGACTAAATTTAACGCCACAGAGTTTGCCATTGCCCATAATAACGGCACCAATTCCGAATACCTTTGCACCCCTGGAAAGCATGCGGTGGAGTTCCGCACTGTGCGTCAAAAGTATACCTCCAGTAAAACGGAAATCACCCATGAGAGTGTGAAGTATCGCTTGACGGGCCTGCACAAGTCTACGGAGAAGGGAACGGTCGAGATGGGAAACCCCTGGGGCTCTACGGATAAGTTCAGCCTTGTGCGCTACGAGGAGATCGTGGACGGAAAGACCAGGATGCTGATTGACGGCCCCGCCAATATCATCATCATCAACGGCAAGAATTACAGCAACGATATTCAAAAACTGCTGAGGTAACATTTGCGCAAAGCCGCCGCATTCATGGCGGCGGCTTTGCTGCTTCAAAACGAAAGCGAGGAATAAAAGTGAGCGAAATTGCAAATCAGGATACAAAGAAAGAGGCTACAAAGAAAAAGAGCCTCGAAGAACTGATGCGTAATGCGAGTGATGCAACAAGGGGAAAGCTTCCGCTGAATACGCCCATCATGGATGGAGACGAAAATAAGTATGATGAACTTGCCTATGATTTTGAAAAGCTGACCGGCTGGGAGCTTGCCCGCGCCATTGATGCCGGATCAGTTGGCAAAAAGAACGTTTTCGCACTGAGCGATACGGAGGCTCTCTCACTCTTTGCGGCGGCTGCTGCCAAATGCACTAAAGGCCTGGACGCAACCGATATTCGTGAGCGAATGGGCGCGTTTGATGCGATGGCTGCCATTCAGATTGCGGGATCTTTTTTCACCTTTTCC